ACCATGTGGTTTCGGACTTCATGATTGAAGACAAAAAACTATCGATGCAGGAGGCAGAAGAAAAACGTAAAAAGGAAAAAGTCGACAAGACTTTTGGTTTTATCAAGGCCTTTGACCTTTCCAGACAAATTGAGAAGAGAGTGCAGCAGCCTACTCAGGAACTCTGGCCGTTTTAAACCGGGAGAAAAAACATGCTTGAAATCTTACTTTCCGTTCTGGCGGTGCTGGCCAGCTTAATTAACGGACTGTTTTTGTGGATTGTCGGGAGCTATGTCATCGACAGAATCTTAGAAGAGCGGCAAAGGAGAAACCAATGAGCGGTATCTGTTTGTTCTGCGCTCACGCTAAGTCCACGCCTCAGAGAAAAAACAACCTCTCCGGGCATCAGGTATCGGAAGTTTTGGATTATCTGTTGGGAGGACAAGAGGGCAGCTGCTTAAAGATTTTCTGCCATGAGAGGCCTGAAGAGCACTGGGAGGCGAACTCTATTGAATTTTCTTGCGACAACTTCAAAAAAGCGGACCATCAGCAGATACGCAAGCGGATCGCATTCTTTAAAAAATCCAAAAACTTTAATCCTGCCTTAGAGCAGATAGCTATCAACCTTTAAACACAATAACCGAGGAAACCAACAATGTTTTTGAAGCGCAAGTGCGAATGTTGCAAACATTTTTCCAAGAACAATGAACTTGACCGAAACAAAGAACGCCCGGAGATTGGTGTTTGTCACGGCTACAGCGCAATTGTTTTAACACATAAAGACGGCAAAGCCTGCGGACGCTTCAACCTCGCACAGGGAGAAGAAAAATGAGTATGTTGAGATTAAATGAAAGCAGTCCGTTAGTTCAGGCCTACTATAAGAAGAAAAAAGAAGAGGAAGAGCGTCAAAAACGCTTCCAGGAAGGTTTAATTGACACTCCTAAGGCAACTACACCAATGCAACATTATCAAGCCAAGGGACGCTTAAAAGAAGGCCAATTAAACAAAACGGAAAAACGCTATCAGGAATATTTAGAAGCGGAAAAGCATGCCGGCAGGATTAAGTGCTACTGGTTCGAATCTCTTAAAGTCAAGATAGCGGACGGGACGTGTTGGTACACGCCCGATTTTTTAGTTATGCGTCCGGACGGCACTTTGGAATTCCATGAAGTTAAAGCTTGCCCAAGAATGTTCATGGATGACGCAAAAGTAAAGGTGAAAGCGACAGCAACAATTTACCCCTTTAAAATGATTGTTGTTTATCCGGAACGCAACGGCTGGAAGCAAGTGTCTTACTAAAAAGGAATTTATGATCAGTGAGTACATCGATCGATTGCAGAACTGGAGACGGACATACGGAGACAAAAACGTTCTGTCTGTGTCCATTACCTATGTTTTCTGTAAATACCTGGAGGAAACAACCGAAAGACTAAAGGAGACAGAAGAGGAGCGCAAACAAAGAGAGGATGATGATCTTGCTTATCGTGAGGCACCCCTTCCTCCGATAGATTACGAGGATGCAGATTTACTACAGGATGTGTGGAGGGCGATGCCGGATTTTATTGAGTATATGCCGGTAAAAAAATTCATTAAGGTTTTAACTTTCGGCACAACACGTGACTATGACAATATGAGAAAGAGAAGCCGAGTTAATCCAGTTCATGAAGCTGAGTGGAGGGATAGACAATTAAAACTATTTTTTGATAGGGTTTCTACCGAATCATCAATTAGGAAGCAACTTAAAGGTTATAAATAGTGATACAATCTTCCTAAAATTTGTTTGGTCACATAAGTTGATGAAGTGGGTTGGCGCTTGCCAGCCTTTTTGCACCCTAAAGAAAGAGACTCCCGACTGAGAACTATCAGCGGGATTTTTTGTTTTCTGCGAGAAAAGCAATTATCCGGCTTTCTTGTTTGAGCTTTATCAATCGAGCCAAATAAAAAAAATAACCCCGTTGATTGTGGAGATCGACGGGGTTTTTCATTTGTCAACCTATACAAGGTAGGTCGATATGGAGATTATAACAAAGCACTGTAGAAGGTTGATCATGGAGCTATCAGAGAAATATCCAAAGTGGTTTTTGTTTGTCATTTGGACGGTTCCATCTTGCTTAATGCTTTGTGCATTAGTTCTAACTTTTGCATATGCATATAGCTTGATTAGGTAACGGATCCGGGAGGCTGTAACCCGCAAAACAGTCTGTAAAACTCCATTAGTTGTGTGCGCCCGGTGAGAAATTGCTGGGCGTCTCTTTTTTTCCGTAGACAAATATGAGTTTGAAAGTTTTAAACAGAGTTCCTGTCCGATTTAAGGATGGTGTTCGCTGGATCACTGTAAAACCCAACGGACCGGAAAATAAAGGAACCCCAGTAAAACTTGATGATCGCACTGGGGAAGTTTTGGCCGGCATGGGTGGAAAATTCAACGGACGACATATATCAGCAGTTCCTGAACAAGGAAAGAACGAACAACACGGTGCTCAAGCTGTCATTAATTGGTCTCATGCCCCTAAAGAACCGGAAAGGCCGAAATATAAAGGAGCAGATAAGTACAAACCTTCTGAAAATCTTGTAAAAAAGACGAGAGAACAATTCTCTCCGGAACAAGCTAAGAAAGCTTTAAAAAGTCTTGGACTTAAGTATTCAACAGACATTACTGACAAGAAAAGCATCGTTCGTGCTTTGCAGGACCGCTATGACAACTTACGAAAAAATCACGGTCACAGATGGCTTGGCCCCGATGAAGGTGAAAAAGTTTACGAACAGGCATTTGATATCGATGCTTGCCGACGCCATGTAGATGAAGTTTTTGAAAGAGATTATGGCGATCTGACTAAAGGAGAAGACGGACTCACACCGGAAGAGGTTAATGATCTTAAGGAGCTCTACGCCGAAACAACCAGACTAGGGGCGCTGGAAGAAGTCATGAGCCAATCTGTTTTCTACACCGAGCGTGATAAGTTGAAAGATTCAGAATTTTATCAAAACCTCGGAAGTCAGAGAAAGAAGATGTCTGACCAAGTAGAAGCTATGACTCTTCTTCCTGCCAGGAGGCCGGAGAGCAGAAAGAGGCGACAAGCTAAGCAACGAAAGGTTTTACAGGTTCAAATCAATAAATCAAAGCTCCAATCTCTTGGAAAGAAGATTCAGCAATCCAATAAGACGAAACGTCCCGCAAACAGTTTCGCGCAGTTGAGAGGCTCGGTTGCTGCGACCTCAAATTGCAGCGATGTCGTCCAGATATTGAATTCAAGCGGGATCATGAGGACTCCCGTTCAGAATTTTAACCGGATGGAGTTATCTTCTGTGCAATCCGTGGCCAAGGCATATATAGATGCTTGTGAGCGATATCCTGTTATTGATAAAGAAATGACGGGAGGCAACTGCAAACCTTTGAGAAACGCTTACGCCCAGTGTGCACTGTTATTGGGTGCGATCGAATTCAATGTCGGCTCATATGGCAAGGGTCAATCTCAGCAGTTTTACGCGAGCTACAAGCATTCCGTTGCAAAAGGACATAGCCCTGTGGGAACCGACCTAGACCCTGCCTATGCTGTAGCTATGCACGAGCTTGGGCACGCTGTAGATGGTAATCTGCGCATGAAAATGCTCTCCGAAGGCCTGGTTTTCCAAAAAGATAAAAAAATTCCGCTAGCGAAGATGATTAAGAAAGCGGTGGAGAAAAAACTTGGACTCGATCCTGCAGATACTGCAAAGAACTTATCTTCTTATGCTGACACAGATCCAGATGAATGGTTTGCTGAAGCTTTTTGCGAATACAACTGCAGTTCGAATCCTAGGCCTCTTGCCAAAGAAGTTGGTAAAATGTTAGAAAGATTTATGAATGGAGATTTCTCCGATATTTATCCTTGACGGAGAAGATGAATGAAGAAAGATAAATTAACTCCCGAAAGCGAAGCCTGCTACGAATGGGTTCCTCGTAGCCTTCCTTCTGATTGGATGGTTGACAGACCTTTGAAGGAAGGAGAGAGATGGCCGGTCTTGAAAAAAGAGGCGCCTAAGCGTGCGCATTTAGAAGTCGCAGCATGGCGCAAAAGATATGATGAAGCACGCGCTAAAGGAATAATGGTCGATTAACAACTTCCTTTAGAGGACAACAGCCGCTCCTAGTGAGCGGTTTTTTTATTGCCGAATTGGAATAAAACTATGGAATCAATACCGAAAAGAAAACCCGGCAACAAAACAAAATACACCCCAGAATTGGCCGAAAAAATTCTTGCACGTTTGGCTGCAGGTGAAACACTTACTTCAATCTGTAAAAAAGTAGGTATTGCTCCGGCTACCGTTTATAGATGGACAGTAGCAAACGATGAATTTGCGAGAGAGTTCGCGCGCGCAAGAGACTTTGGGGATCAGGTGCTGGAGGACGAAGCTATCGATATTGCGGACGAACATGAAGACCGTGAAGAAACAATCGATACAGTTAATGCCAACGGAGCTTCTCAGACCGTCATCAGAAAAGATGCCGTACACCATCGCAGACTGCGCGCTGAGATTCGTCTGAAAATCGTAGCTAGACGCAAGGGAGCAAAAATTCAGCTCCAGACAGACACCACCGCCGGTGAAGGACTTGCCGCGGTATACGAAAAGATTAAAGAAGTTTCTAAGGGAAAAACGTAATGCACAATCCTTTTGCCGAATTATGGAAGCCGCACCGGTTCAAAGTGTTCTTCGGCGGCAGAGGTTCTGGCAAAAGTTGGGCTATTTCAGAAGCGCTAATCACAATGGCAAACTTTTGCCAGCTTCGTGTTTTGTGCTGCCGTGAGTTTCAAAATTCAATCTCTGATTCTTCGTACCAGATGCTTCGAGATACAGCCATACGGCTCGGACTCGAGCATCGATTCCAGTTTTTAGAGTCAGAGATCCGGCACGTTGTTACCGGATCGAGGTTTTTCTTTCGCGGTTTACAGCAACGTGCTGCGCAGTCGGTTAAGTCTATTGAAGGTGTTGACATTGCGTGGGTCGAGGAAGGTCAGACTGTTTCGGCTGTCTCGTGGGAAACATTGATACCGACAATCCGAAAGGAAAACTCGGAAATCTGGGTATCGTTTAATCCTCTGCTGGAGGACGATGCCACAACAAAATTATTCTTGAGCGGTAATCCTCTTCCGGGAGCATACGTCCGCAAGGTCAACTACGATGAAAATCCGTATTTCCCGGAAGCTTTACGGCTTCAAATGGAATACGACAAAAAGAACGATTACGAGAATTATCTGCATATTTGGGAAGGATACCCGCGGACAATCAGTGACGCCCAGATATTCAGAGGAAAGTTTCTGGTTGAAGAATTTCCGGACGACTTATGGCAAAAAGCTGACAGATTGTTTTTCGGTGCGGACTTCGGATTTGCTAATGACCCGAGCACGCTCATCCGGTCATTCATGTACGACAACCGCTTATATGTTGAGTATGAGGCCTTCGGACACGGAGTTGAGATTGATGAGTTGCCTCAGCTTTACGACTCTATCCCGCTTGCCAGAGATTGGCCGATTAAGGCGGACGGCTCACGTCCGGAAACAATAAGCTACCTGCAAAAACGTAAAGGATTCAATATTTCGGCAGCTGAAAAGTGGCAAGGATCCGTTGAGGACGGAATCGCATACCTAAAAAGTTTCGAGAAAATCGTCATCCATCCGCGCTGTAAACATACGGCTGAAGAATTCAAGCTCTATGCATACAAAACAGACAAACGGACCAATGAAGTTCTTCCCATCATCGTTGACCGGTGGAACCACGGAATAGACGCTATCAGATACAGCCTAGACGGCTACATAACCCAAGCAGGAATCGATGAATTCATTCGGCTGGGCAGAGGTTAGAAATGAAACAAATTAAACGCATGTCAAAGAGGCGCCAGCTGAAAACTCAAAGGTTCTCGGACGGCTTCCAGAATCTCCCGCTTCGCATGGGCCTAGGTACAGGAACAACGCTCAACGCTAACCGCTACATTCCTGAATTCAAGACATTCAATCGTGCTGAGCTCGAATGGGCATACCAAGGATCCTGGATTTGCGGACTCGCTGTGGACGTTGTAGCTGAAGATATGACCCGTGAAGGCGTTGATGTTAAATGTGACGATCCTGACGTTAGCTCCGGCATTGATGTGGCTCTCGATGAGTACCGTGTATGGGATTCGTTGTGTGATGCGATTAAGTGGGCTCGTCTCTATGGGGGCTCAATCGCTGTTCTGCTTATTGACGGCGATGACATGAGTCAGCCGTTAGCACATATTCCCCGCGGAGCTTTTAAAGGTTTGCTCGTGCTGGATTGCTGGCAGGTAAACCCGTCCGAGGAATTAGTGCAGGATTTGGGGCCGGACTTCGGTAAACCGATGTACTACGAGGTTTTTGCGAAACAGTGCGCTATCGATATTCCCGGAAACAAAATTCATCACAGTCGCTGCATTAGATTTGAAGGACGCCGCCTTCCCTACTATCTCAGACAGGCTTACCGGGGTTGGGGCGCATCCATACTAGAGCCGCTCTTTGACCGAATCGAAAAATTTGATATGGCCACTGACGGCGCAGCACAGCTCGTAAACAAGTGCTATCTGCGCTTCTACAAAGTAAAAGGTTTGCGAAGCATCCTCACCAACGATGTTGCTCGCAGAGGATTTGAAGTGCAGATGGAGAACGTCCGTCAGTTCCAGTCTATCGAAGGAATGACGCTAGGAGATGTAGATGATGATTTTCAAACTACCTCCTACACCTTTACGGGCCTGCCAGAGATACTTTTGCAGTTTGCACAGCAGATATCCGGTGCTACCGGAATTCCGCTCGTGAGATTGTTTGGTCAGTCTCCGGTAGGTTTTAACTCTACAGGCGAATCTGATATCCGCCTGTATTACGACAATACAAAGCAGGCTCAGGAAAAAATGCTTCGCCCGGGGATGAAAAAAATCCTCAATGCAATTTACATGAGCATTGCCGGACTGGCGCCTGATAGAGATTTCAATTTCGATTTCCGCCCTCTTTGGCAGATGACCAACGAGCAGAAGGCACAGAGTGCTACCGCAATGGTTGGAGCTATTGTGCAGGCTCTGCAAAATGAGGCTATCCCGCTTCCTACAGCCATGAAAGAGCTTAAGAAACTAAGCCCGGTTCTTGGAATGTTTTCATCGATCACCGATGAAGATATTGCAGAAGCAGAGAAACAAGAAAATGAATTAATGCCTCCAATGGCCGGAGAAATCAATGGAGCAGAACAAATTCAGGGAAGCGACCAAAACGCGAACTCTGGAGCGATGGTATCGAAAGAGACTGAAAGAGGTAGCCAAACAAATTGGCCTGATCGCTAGCGAATGGGATGGAAAAGATGAATCTGGCCTACAAATGTCGCTATTTGACTATTCCGTTCGATTAGACGAATGGGCTCATGCTGTCTCGAGCATCATGATTCGGAGAGCAGCAGCTGCAGATTATGAAACATGGCTGACCATCGGAAAAAAGATAAGCCGAGCAACCAGAAAAAAATTAAAAGACGCTGCTGTTGGACCAATTTACAGCCGTCTTCAGCAGGAACAAGTTACGCTTATCCGATCATTGCCCCTAGAAGCCTCCAAAAAAGTCCATGATTGGACGATGAAAGGCTTGCAGGATGGAGAGCGATTTGCTGACATTGTTCAACGCATTAAATCAGATTTGGGGTCAGTAACCACTTCCCGCGCTGTGTGCATCGCACGAACTGAAACAGCACGGGCCCGCACCAATTTCACTCAGGCAAGAGCTCAGGCCGTGGGCTCTACTCACTATATCTGGAAAACAGTTGGAGACGGTGCAGTCAGACCTATGCACAGAGCATTAAACAACACCGTGCAGTCATGGAGTGAGCCGCCTATTTGCGATATTGGCAAAGGAGGAGAACCGATACGGAGCCATCCAGGATGCGTATTTAATTGCAGATGTTTTCCAACGCCAATTTTTATCGAGAAAGACGATGAAGAAAAAATTTAGAGACGGAAAATTCTTCACAACCGAAAAGATAAGCCCTCAGAAAGAAAAAACACCTGAGGGCTATTTGTTGTGTAAGTCAGTACCGATTAGCCGTATCGGAACATTTGAATATTCCGGAGTGGAAGCTGGTTTGTCAAACGTTTCATCAGTGATGTTATCCAGAAAAGAAGATGAATTGTTTAACTCTAAAACAGTGACCTCTTTTGAAGGGAAACCGGTTGTAATCAGTCACGCCCGCTTCGCCGATCCTGACAATTGGAAAGACATTGCTGTCGGGACAGTTCAAAACGTGCGCCGTGGAGACGGAGAAAACAGCAGTTTCCTTTTAGCCGATCTACTGCTGACTGACAGAAATGCAATTGACGCTGTGGAATCCGGACAGCTCAAAGAGGTCTCTTGCGGTTATGACGCAGATACAGAAGAAACCGATGACGGAATTAATCAAGTTGGAATTGTGGGAAACCACGTTGCTTTGGTAGTTAATGCCCGGTGTTCGGGCTGCAGAATAGGAGATGGAAATATGAAGCCAAGCATTAAAAATCGTTTGCGGAAATTTTTCCGTGACGGCGATGAAGATGGATTCAACGAAGAGTTGGACGGCATGACGTTAGCCGATTCAGAGGCTCAGCCGCCTCAGGAGCCGACCCCGCCGGCTGCTCCCTCTTTGGAAGAAAGATTGACCAAACTGGAGGTAGCAGTCAATGCTCTCTTAGAGGCCCAACAGGCTAAAACAGCTGATGCAGAAGAGACTGCCGCAGAAGCCGATGTCACCAACTCTGTTGACAACGAAGATGAAATTGTTGAGGACGAAACAGCCAAACAGGTGCTTGCTGACGCTGAAACATTGTGCCCGGGCATGAAAAAACCCGTAGGCGACTCAAAGGACGGCAAATTCTCCAGAGGCATGATTGAAAGGGTCATGCGCACCGCTCTCAAAGGCTCAGGCTGTAAACAGTTCGGAGATTCTGCGGAACTCGAAGGCAAAGCGCTGGACATTGCTTTTAAAGCCGCCCTTGAACTAAACAAAGCAGGAAAGAATCCTAAAGCTCGTAGCTTCGGCGACAGCTCGGAAACGCCTGAAGTCAACTCAATTGAATCAATTCAGAAACTTTTTAACGACTATTGGGAGAAAAAATAATGTCTTCTTCTTTTATTGGTACATCAATGTCCCGTGGTTTTGCCGGTGAAATTACACGAGGAACTTTCGACTACACCACAGAGGTCAAAGAAAACGATAGCACAACTCCGGTTGGTGCTCCCGGCTTGCTTGTTTCTTTGACTTCGGCCGGAAAGGCAACAGTAGCAACTGACGCCACAAAAGTTTATGGCTTTTCAGTGCGTGATTACCGCCAAGTAGGCCCTGACGGAAAAGTCTGGCCTGCAGATCGTTTTGTTTTAATCCTGCGTAGAGGCTACATCGCTGTCCTTGCTGACGGCACCCCTGCTGTCGGTGGCGAAGTCTACATCGGGACAAACGGAAAAGTCACCGCTACGAAAGGCGCTGGTGCTGTAGCAATCCCGAATTGCCAATTTATGGGCACTAAGGATGCGGATGGCATTGTTGAAATCGCATTTAACATTTAAAGGAATGAAAAATGAGCTTGAAATTTGTTGACTCTGAATCAATCTCTTCCACAGGTGCATTTCTGGTCGGTGAACTGGAACGCCTGGATGCAAAAATCTATGAGCCGATTGCCGATTTCACTTACGGTCGTGACATTGATTTAAGAGAGGATGTCACCATCGCCGATGAAGTCTCCTCCTTCCTGCTCTCTGACTACAAAGGAGGATTCGGCGGCACATCCGTAGGAAAGAAGTCCTTCATTAAGAGTGCTGACTCTACTCCGGCACGTGTTAGCGTTGGCATGAAAAAGATCGCCACTCCGTTGACCCTTTGGGGTATGGAAGTGTCCTACACCATCTTCGAATTAAAGAAAGCCATGCAGGCAGGCCGTCCGATTGACGCACAGAAACACTCTGCAATGCGCTTGAAGCACCAGCTAGACATTGACACTCAGGTCTATATCGGTGATACCGAAGTTGGAGTTAAGGGCCTTTTGAACTCTGATCAAGTCACTAGCGAAAACGTTGGAACTTGGACAGATTCAACTGATGTTAAGACAGTTATCGGCTACTTCAATAACATCCTTGAGAAGGCATGGAAGGCCACCGAATACAACAGAATTCCTCGCAATCTGCTTGTACCACCGGCAATTTTCGGCAAATTAGTAAGCACTCAGCTTCCTAACACCGAGATGAACCTTTTGAGATACGTTGAAACAAACAACCTCTCTACTGCAAACGGTGGTACTTTAACCATCCGTCCGGTTCGTTGGCTGGCAGACAACACTCTGTTTAGTGCTCCTCGCATCGTGGCTTACACCAAAGATGTCGATGTTGTGCGCTTCCCGCTCGTTCCGATCGCTTCTTTACCGGTTCAGTACCGCAACTACGAACAGGCGGTGCCTTATTATGCGGCTCTTGGCGGAGTTGAGTTCGTTCGTCCGGAAATGGTGTACTACGCAGATTTAGCCGCTGCCTCTAGTTAAGGAAAAGGGGGCTGAGATGAAAAAAATCACTGTAATCAGTCCCGTGATTCTCAACACATCCGGGGCGAGCTATCAGTTCGCTCCGAAAGTGGAGTATGAGGTAGCTGACGACATTGCGAATCATCCCTATCTGCGTGGTTTTATTTCCACATGTATAGACATTTCAAAACCCAAAGAGGAGCCGGCTCCCAAGCGGGCCCCCTCAACCAGACGGGGAGTAAAAAATGGACGTACTAACCATTGAGCAATTTCGGGCGAATTTCCCCGAATTCATTGAGGACAATTTCCCTGATTCAGCGGTCAAAATTCGTTTGAGTTTGGCCGCTAAATTTTTCTCAGAGGAAACATGGACAGACCCCGAAATTAGAAACCATGTGATCGGCCTGTATGCAGCTCATTTTCTGAAGCTTGAGGGTTCGGCAGCAGAGGGTGGCCATGGCGGAGACAACTCAGCTCTTGCACAAGTGTCCTCTATGTCTGTTGACGGTGCCAGTGTCAGCTATGACACCAACACTTCCGCAGAAGATGGTGCGGGAACTTGGAATTTGACCGCATACGGCAGAGAGCTGTGGCAGTTAATGCAGTTGTTCGGTGCAGGAGCCAGACAGTTATGATGAAATCAATTAACGTGTCTATCGTGCGCCACGACAAGGAGTTAAACGCTGCCTTGAAGAGGCTTCAAAAAACCGCTATCTACGTTGGCATCGCCGAGGGCTCAAAAAAGGATAAGCGTCAGGACAAAGCCCCTGACAATCACTTGCTAGGCTTTGTTCATGAAAACGGTTCTCCGGCAAATAACATCCCTCCTCGTCCTTTTCTCGTTCCGGGGATTGAAAAATCATCTCAGATGATTATCTCCGGATTAAAACGTGCGATGAACGCTGCCCTTAATGGGGATGAGCAAAAATGCTCTGAGGCACTGGAGCGTACGGCTATTCAGTCTGCATCGGCTGTTAAAGAGTACATGCAGACAGCTGAATTCGCTCCTCTCAAACCTCAGACAATTGCGCACCGCAACCGCTCCAGAATGACAGCAGGCAAGCGCAAAAACGAGAACCTCGGAATCAACATAAAACCGTTAATTAACACGGGCCAGTTACGTAACGCTATCGATGGCGTGGTGGTCGTGGAGGAATAAATGGCGACATTAGATGTAGAACGGGTTATCCGTTCACCTTTTTTTACTTCACCCTGCAAGCTCGTAGCGGTAAAGGAGTCTGCGGACGCCTACGGAAATCCGGTATGGACTGAAACGGCTTCGGCTGAAGTTCAGGCTGTAGTCACCTCCGATTTGCGAACCATGCAGAGAATTCCTGAAGCTCTCCGGCACACAGGTTCGATTTTAGTCAGAGTCATGATTGCCGATATTCCTGAAGGCTTTACCGGCACAGGTTTTGATGAGATTCATTGGAGAGGCCGGCGTTTTACTGTAACCGACTGCGCAGATTATTCTCAATTCGGAAAAGGATTTTTGCGCATGATTTGCGCCCCTATGGAGGTCGACAAATGACCGTGTTTGATGACAGCAGAGGAGCAAATGTTTTGCGACCAACATCTTCGGATAACGAATCGAACTTTCTTGATCCGTTGAGGATTTGGGTCTCAAAAATTTTAGGATTCCCTCCTGAAATTGTCCGAGCCAGCTGGCTACAAAAACCCGGAACTCAACCAAGCATTAACAAAAATTGGTGCGCCCTAGCCGTTAAAGGAGCTCAGAGCACTCCGATTTATCAATTCGGCAAGAAAGGCCGTGTTGACGATCCCGAAAGCGGTGACACAACTCAGGTATCTCACGATGACTATCAAGTTGTTATCAGTTTTTATGGACCGTCTGCAATGTTTAACGCTATGAGGTTTCGGGACGGAGCACAGCTGCTGCAAAACAGAAGAAATCTGGAGAGTTACGGCCTAACCCTCATCAGACTCGACCCGCAGACATTGAGGCTTCCTGATTTTGCAGGAGAACAGTGGATCGACAGATATGACGTGGAATTCCATGTCGGCAGAAAAGTTTCAAGAACTTATGGAGTCCGCACTGTTGTGAGTGCTGATTTCGACATTTTTTTAGAAAGAGGTAAAGTATGAGCGTATCACCTAGGCTTCCTGTCTCAGAGGTTGTAAACGTCACAATCGAGATGGCACCGGTAGCAGCCGCACTCCGAAATTTCGGAGCGATGCTGGTTTTAGGAACGAGCGATGTTATTGACGTTGACGAACGTATCCGCACCTATTCAGGTGTTGAAGCTATTGCCGCCGATTTCGGTACGAACTCGCCGGAATATTCGGCTGCAGTTACGTTTTTCGGTCAAAGTCCTCACCCTTCCCTGCTTAATGTTGGGCGTTGGGCAAAAACGGCAACATCCGGACTTCTCAGAGGGAGAATGTTAGCTGTCAGTGAACAGCAGATTAGCGACTTTGAAAAAATCACAGCCGGCGGTTTCACTCTCAAAATTGACGGCGCCTCCGTAACACTTGAATCTGTTGATTTGAGTGCAGAAAGCAATTTGAACGGCGTGGCTACTCAGATCACTAATGCTTTATCTTCTAAGGGCACTTGCCTCTGGGACGGAACTAGATTTGTCATTAAATCGGCCTCAACTGGAACAACCTCATCGGTCTCTGACGTATCAAAAACCGATTTATCTACCTTGTTGGGTTTAGATGAAGGAACTTCGAGGGTATCCGGTGCACCTGCAGAATCATTAGTTGACGCTGTAACAGCTTGCCTTGACTTTACAAACTGGTACGGCCTTTTTGTTTGCTCCGGATGGACAGAAGAAGATGCATTGAGTGTTTCCGAACTGATTAATGCAGCCAGCCCGTCACGAATCGTTGCATGGACATCTGAAGATACCGGCGAGATGGATTCAACTGATTCCACTTCCCTCGGCGCAAAATTAAAAGCTCGTGGCTACAACCGCACCTTCGAAGTATTTTCAAGCACAAGCGACACTGCTTCTGCATCCGTTTTAGGACGCATGAGCACTATCAATTTCGAAGGCTCAAATACAACTCTGACACTGAAATTTAAACAGTTGCCGGGAGTGCCTGCAGAAAATCTCAGAACCTCCCAGTCGTTAGCGTTGCGCTCTAAAAACGTGAATGTTTTTGCCGCATTCCAAAACGATACTTCGATTTTTAAAGAAGGCGTGATGTCCGGAGGCTGGTTTATTGATGAAACCCACGGCCTTGATTGGATGCAGAACAGAGTTGAGACAGATTTGTGGAATTTGCTGTACACGAGCAATACAAAAATCGGTCAGGACGAAACAGGTATGACCGCGATTCTAGCGACAATAAACAAATCGCTGGATGCAGGCGTCAGAAACGGATTAATTGCTCCGGGAGTTTGGAACGGTGACTCCTTCGGTTCACTTGAAAAAGGAGACACTCTGACAACCGGCTACTACGTTTATATCCAGCCGTTGGAAGAACAAGCGCAGAGCGACAGAGAAGCCCGCAAAGCACCGCCGATCAAGATTGCTATCAAGCTTAAGGGAGCAGTTCATTTCATCGACTGCACTCTCACAATTAACCGCTAGGAGAAATTTAAATGGCAACTTATTCTTTTATGGATGTAACCGCCACTCTGGCGGGACCTACAGGTTTTATTGATCTGGGTTATGGTGCTGCTAATTCAAAAGAGGGAATTTCCTTTGAGTACAGTCAGCCTCGCAACAACAGAACTGTGGGGGCTGACGGTGAAGTCATGCACTCTCTGAGAGCAGATAAAAGCGGTTCAATTACCGTACGTCTTTTGTATACATCACCGGTTAATGCAAAACTCAAAATCATGTTTAACGCCCAGTCTCTGAGTTCAAGCGCATGGGGAAACAATGTCTTGACAATTATGAACAAAGGCAATCAGGACACGGTTGTAGCTCGTTCCGTTGCCTTTCAAGGTTTACCGGCTCAGACCTTTGCAGAAGATGGACAGCCTGTCCTAGAGTGGGTCTTTGACTGCGGAAAAATTGACACATTGAGCGGAACTTACTGATGAATGAGAACTTGATACCTCAAAAATTCACGCTTCACGGTCATGACTACCTAATCGGTAGACTTGACCTGTTTGAGGCGATGAAATTGCAGAAGAAACTGGGGCCTCTCATGCCTACACTATTCAACCAGATTCTGTTTGAGATGTGGACCGCATACGGGAAATCTAAACCGGAGAAAGAGGCTACTCTGAGCGACAAATTAACGGAGTTCGGCACGTTGCTATCAATTTGCCAGCCTCTTTTAGACCGAATCTCTCAGATGCCTGATGATGATTTTAATTTCTGCGTTCGCACAGCTTTGAGTGCAGTGGAGAGACACTCAGACGATGGAAAAACATGGACTCGAGTTTATCAGAACGGAGTCTTACAGTTTGATGACATTGACTTCATGACCACCTGCATTCTGGTAGCCAGCGTGGTACAGCGTGAACTCCGCCCCTTTGTAGACGCATTGAATCTCTGACGTTCAATCAGTGCGTCTCAGAAACCACAGAAACAACACCCTCACCGTTTAAGAGCATGCCTGACGGTATCGACTTCCTTATGCGTCCTGTATACCACGGGATGATTAGGTATACCGACCTGAAAGACAGCTCTTTGACGCTAGAGGATATTTTCTTAATGAACGTCTATCTAGACAATCAAAAATATAACGAATCGGTATTAGAACGAGAACGGTGGAGGCGACATGAGTAGTGTTTTAGCAGGTTTTCTTGTTAGGCTCGGTTTTGTCGTTGACAATGATCAGCAAGCAAAATTTCAGGCGACAATCGACAATGCGGGTAAGCGCATGAAAGAGATTGCCGTACGCGGAGCAGCGATGGGGACCGCTTTTGCCGCCTCTTTTGCCAAAAGCACACAGGAAATCAATCGTTTTTACAACCTCTCGAACCAGACAGGCGCCTCTGTCCGATCAATCAACAATATTTCATCTGCGTTAAAAAAGGTCGGCGGCAGTGCTGAAGCGGCTCAGTCTGCGATGCAGAGCTTATCTGACAAACTAATAAGATTCCCGGCGCTTGAAGATCAGCTAAAACGTATGACGGGAATGACCGACATCAAAGATTCGAACGGCTACGTTAAATACGAAGAGATTCTTTTGAGACTCCGCGATCGGTGGAAGGATATGCCCGAGGCGGTTGCACAAAACGAGGCTGCACTACTCGGACTTGAAGGGATTTACTCTTCCCTCATGAAACAAGATTTTCCTGCTGAACTTGAAAAAACGAGCAAACAACAAGGCGAGCTTACCGACATGATTGATAAATCGGCCGATTCCGCTCACCGTCTTGCGAATGAATTCTCTAACACATGGGAAATTATCTCAAACGGGGCAAAAGCCGCCGCTGGACAGCTCATTGAGGCGATAGGACTCGATAAAGAACTAGCGAAAGTTAACGACAAACTATCTAAAGGTTTGCCTGAAGTGCTCAAGACAGAGAAGTACATCTGGGACAAATCGAAAAATCCTGTTGATTGGGCCTACAACATGTTATTCAAAGCCGATGACTTACACGAAGATAGGCTCTACGAAGAGCACAAGTTAAGCGATGAGGAAGTACAAAAACGCCTCAGGAAAAAGTACACAAAAATCTTACCGGTTCTAAGCGATGAAGCCGAAGAAGGCGTAGACAACATCGAATATTTCGATCAGAAAGGCTACGAAGATGAACTTGCTAAGTACCGCAGTTCACAAAAGGATAAGCAGATGACGACACTACCGGCAACTCAGTCAACGCAACAAGAAGTGCCTGAAAAGATGACCCGTGGACTGCGCAATAACAATCCTGGAAATTTACGGCCCACTTCTATGAACAGCCCGCAAAATGGTGGCTTTCAAGTGTTTCCTTCACGTGAGGCAGGCTGGGGCGCATTAGGACGACAGTTAAAAGGTTATGCGAATGCTGGCCTAGAAAACATCTACTCCATCATTTCAAAGTATGCCCCTTCAACAGAAAACGACACAGCTGCATATATCAATGCTGTAGCCGGCTCCATGAGCCAGCGTCTCGGCACAGTTGTAACGCCGGATGCCAGATTGGATTTGAAGGATGCAAGAGTTTTGAAAGCATTAATGATGGCTATTACAGACCACGAAAATTTCAAAGGCGCTTCCCGCTATTTCGAAGGTCCTTCTTTTGATCGTGAAGTGGGTGCCGCCTCTCAGTCTGAATGGAAGAGCAAAGTGGTAAGCGACAGAGACAAGTTTGCTTCTAATGGACAGGTCACAGTCAACCAGAACATCACAATTAATGGAGCAGACAATCCCACGGCTGTAGGTAAGGCTGTAGCCAAGGAAACTCTTCTTGCTCAAAACCGATACGGCACCAGAAACATTAGTTAGGAGGATCTATGCCTTCTTTGCCATACAGCCTCGAGGCATTACTTCTCGGAAGAAAACGAGAATTTGCGGGCATTATTCCTGATGTAATCATCAGTGAAGAGCATGAAAATGAGGTAATAGTTACCCGTCATCCGGTGGATACAGGGGCCAATGTCGCAGACCATGCTTACTGTTTGCCAGCGGTCATCAACTGTCAATTCGGATGGTCAGACTCTTCCAGATTGTTAAATTCAATCTTAGATTTTTCAATCTTCAAAGGTCTGACCACTACAAAAGATGTTTACGAAAAACTTCTTGAATTGCAGGCCAAACGAGAACCTTTCGCGCTATCTACGGGGAAAAAACAATACCCGGCGGTAATCATCACCAAATTAAAAACGACTTCAACAGTCGACACAGAAAGCGCATTGGTGGTTGACATTACCTTTGAGGAAATCCGATTTGCAAAAACCAAAGAGGTAACTCTTCAAGAGGCGCAACAGAAAAATCCACAGCAAACCGCATCGGTCAATCAGGGCGGAAACAAAACTTCCAGTTTGACCTCGGCAGGCAACCGTCCAACCGCAAAGTGAATATATGACATACCAAATTCCATTAGGTACAGGCTCTCAGAGTTTCTCAACAAAATTAGGAGAGCAGACCTACAAAATAACGATTATTTATCGGCAGGCCGATGGCGGCGGTTGGTTTCTCGATATGGAGACGGATACAGAGGCAATCTGCGGGATTCCGCTTGTGACCAATGTCAACCTGTTGGAGCAATTCAAATACAAGTCTATGGGTGCAGCACTGTGGTGCGAACTATCCAGTCACAGCCGAAAAGTCTACGAGCCAACCTACTCCGACATGGGTCGCACCCTTAACCTTTATTGGAGCGATGAATGAGTGAAAATAAAAACAGGCAGTGGCTGCGCTATTTTCGCCTCGTAATCGCTACTGACAAAAACAATCAGCAGGCCATCGATTTAAGTGAGTTCCGGTGCAAATTTCATATTTCTCAAGCTGTCATCGGCAAACCTTGCACGGCAGAAATCACGGTTTACAACGTCTCTAAAGAAACTATCGACAAACTTGGTATCGGAACCAACAAAATCGAAGACAGCGGCATGAAGGTGATCATTGAGGCTGGATACAAAGACAATCACGGCATTATTTTTCAGGGCGACCTTTGGTGGAAATCAACCGGTCGAGAAAGCGAAACGGAGACATTCATGAAGCTAGTCGCTGCTACTGGAGACAAAGCACGGCAGTACGCAGTTGTCAATGTTTCAGTTGCTAAAGGTGCAACCCAGCAAACCATATTCAAAAAAGTCTGCGAGGCTATGAAGGCCAAAGGTGTTGACGTTAAAAATGCCTCAGTCCCGTTCATGGACACACGTCTACCAAGAGGAAAAGTTCTTTTCAAAATGGCCACAGACGCCATGAATGGCATAGCTGATACAAATAATTTCGATTGGGGTTACGGAGTCGATGGATTAGTAGCTATTCCCAAAGAACCGGTATTCAATCAGAAAGAGACTGTAATCGTACTAAACGCAGATACAGGCCTTATAGGAAGACCGGAATTAGATGAGGAAGGTTTGGATGTGCAGGCTCTTTTAAATCCTAAATTGGAGATTGGAACCCTCATTCAAATTGACAATGCATCAGTGCAGAGGAACTCATACGACACCACTGTTTCTGAAGGCGCCTATCAAAAAAACATGGCTGTAACCGATGATTTTCTTTCGGCCGATGGAATCTATCGAGTGATTTCACGTGAGCACATCGGAGACACCAGAGGCGATGAGTGGTACACGAGTCTGATTGTCGTGGGCGTTTCTTCGGCTTCTCAGCCTATCGCACCTTCTATATTCACATTTACATCGAACTGAAAAAATGGATTCAACTTCAAATATTTTTGATCCGAATAAGTTCACGGATAAAGCGATTAATAGTCGCATGACTATGGTGTGGACCGCCCTCCCCGGAATTATTCAGAGTTTCGACCCGCAAGCATTGACCTGCGAGGTACAGCCGGCTATCAAGGGGAGAATGACAACCGAAAAAGGCATTGAGCTTGTTAACATGCCGTTGCTTCTTGATTGTCCCGTGGTGTTCCCTCATGCAGGAGGTTGCTCTCTAACATTTCCAATTCAGCCGGGCGATGAATGCTTAGTTGTTTTTTCTAGCCGTGCGATTGACTTCTGGTGGCAGTTAGGAGGTATTCAACCTCCGGCTGAGGCAAGAATGCACGATTTGAGTGACGGATTTGTAATTCCTGGACCATACTCTCAGGCCCGAAAAATCTCAGGAGTAAGCACATCGGCTTTGCAGATCAGAAGTGATGACGGGACCGCATTCATTGAAATCAACCCATCGTCTCACAATGTCAAATGCCAGACTAACGGAGATTTTTCCGTCCAATGCAAAAACTTTGCGGTTGAGGCGAGCGCTTCGGCAACGATTACTTCGCCTGCAATAGCTCTTAACGGTGCTCTGACAAACAATGCTTCTACTGAGGCTCAGATGACTGGCGGATTGAATACAACGAAAGACGTGACCGCTTCAGGAATTAGCCTCAAATCTCACACCCATTCAAATGTTCAGAATGGCCCGGGCAATACAGGAGGCCCGCAATGAAAGTCAGGAAATTAAACGCAGATGGCGACATGTGTATGGGTCACGGCTCTGCCGATTACATCGAAAACACGCCGGAAGCTGTAGCACAGAATGTTATGACCAGATTGTCTCTCTGGAGCGGTCAATGGTTTATTGATACCGATGAGGGCACTCCTTATTTGCAGGAAATTCTAGGGAAACATGATGCTGTTGATTTGCTTATCAAACAGCGGATTTTAGAGACACCCGGGGTCACACAGATTGAACAGTTTGAGGCTATTTTCGACCCTGACACCAGACGGCTGTCAATCACGGCGGAAATAGATACAGAGTACGGAAAAACGACCGTAAATGGAGACATTCAATGATAGAAGATCCTGTATTCAAAGTTACTGAGGCAGGCATTTCAGCTCCTTCGTACGCAGAAATTTACGAGTATTACAAGCAGCGGATGCGTGAGATTTTCGGAGACGATATAAACCTTGATGCTGACACTCAGGACGGTCAGATGGTAGCAATGTATGCTCTTGCATTATCGGACGTGAACTCACAAGCTATCGCTGTATACAACGCCTACAATCCGAGTACCGCAAAAGGCATAGCCCTCGATACAGCTGTAAAAGTCAACGGCATCCAGAGGCGCTCTGCATCCCACTCCCAGGCCGATCTAAAACTCATCGGTCAGGCAGGCACTCATATCATTTCAGGAGTTGCGTTAGATGAACAGGAAAACAAATGGCTGCTGCCTGAGGATGTAGTGATTCCGCCCAGCGGAGAGATTGTTGTAACTGCCATTGCGGAGGATGAGGGAAACATTAAGGCTGCACCCGGTGCGATCAACAGAATCGGGACTCCGACACTTGGGTGGCAAACAGTCACTAATGCCTTAGCGGCCGAAGAAGGCGTGCCTGTTCAAACAGATGCCGAACTGCGCATCCAGCAGACAAAAAGCACCGCTCTCCCAAGCGTTTCGCTGTGGGAGGGGATTGTCGCCAGTTTATTAACAACAGATGGAGTAAGGAGAGTCAGCGGTGTCAAAAACGATGGAGATTTACCGACAGATGAAGGAATTCCCGGCCACTCCATTGCGATGATTGTGGACGGAGGCGATGTAGCCGAAATTGCAAAAACCATATTCTTAAAAAAAGGCGAAGGCGTTGGCACCTATGGTTCTACCACTTACACCTATCTGGATACATACGGATTTCCAAACAAAATTTCATTCTCACGTCCGACCAATGTAGATATTTTCTGCGAAATCAAAATATCCCCCGCTAGAAATTTTCTCTCTACAGCAGAGGAAGAAATCAAAGCCAGGATAGTGACTTACATCAATTCGTTAGAAATTGGCGAGAGCGTGAATATTTCTCGAGTCTTAGCCAACGCTGTAAAAACCGACAACGGTGTCGTTGACACGAGGTTTGTAGTCAATGACATTTCTCTAGGTGAATCGTCTACCCAACTTACAACTGCAAGCGTAGATATTGAGTGGAACGAGGCAGCTATTTGCGAATTGCAAAATGTGACTGTAACAGTTGAGGATGTATCATGAATCATGAAAATCAATATACCGAACTGATTGCAGGGGCGCATTTCGAAAAACCAAAATACTCAAGGTTTATTTATGAGATAACGGAACCATTGAATATTGCTAGGAAAAGGCTAGCGCTTCTTTACGAGAATTTCGATGTAGATACCGCAGTCGGAGTCCAGCTAGATGCTATAGGGGTCCGAGTTGGAATATCAAGACATTTGCCGATGAAACTCATCGGCATTTATTTTGCCCTCGATGATGTCGATGGTGTGGGTTTTGATAGGGGTGTGTGGAAAGGTAAGTATGACCCTGACGATGGCATTGTCTCTTTGGACGATGAAACATACAGACTCGTAATCAAGACCAAAATCCTCGCCAATAAATTCGATGGCAAAAACCAGTCAGTTCCTGAATTTCTTAACACAGTGCTCGGTTACTTTGGCGTACCGGCAAAAATTTTCGATTTTCAGGACGAGCAAAACATGCACGTAGTCCTGAACATGACTAAATCCGAAACACCTCCCATTGTCTGGGAACTTATCAGCCGCAGACTCATCGACATTGTGGCGGCAGGTGTCGGAATGCAAATAGTCGATAACGAACCGTATTTTGGATTCGATTATGAAACAGCCTCTGTCAAGGGTTTTGACGAGGGTCATTTCTTCCCGTTTGAAAACTAGTTAGCAGGTAAAAGAATATGTCAATAATGAACGAATTCCTCCCGTTTGCAGAGGCCGAAAACGCAAACTTGATTCCATTCTCAGAATGGCAAAACGCAGCCGCTCGATTGAGCGGCTTTTCTTCGGGTATTGCGCGCTCCAACCAGATCAACCGCGCAATTGCTCAGGGTGCAAACATAAGCTATGCCATCGCTAAATTCATTGAAAGAACTCTCAAAGAAGACGTTTATGTAAGCCAACCGGACCTGCTTGTAGACCAGTTCTATCGGGCGCTTCTCGAGATGAGTTACAGGACTACTCCTATTGGCTGCATTCTCACATTCCCGGTACAGGTTGAAATTGAAGGCTTTGTTGTATCTAACTTTGGTGGCGATCTGTCACGTACTGATTACGACAAATTATTTGCCGTTTACGGCACAAAATTTAATGTTTCCAGCACACCAGCAACTAAGTTCGGTATTCCAAACCTCGCATACAACTTCATTGAGGCCGCAGGCCAGCTGGCAGAGATCGGATGCTTTGTGAAAGCTGGCTTACCGAATATCCCGGGGAGCCTGGAGGTTTGGACTGGAGTCAGAGGTTATTTTTCAGTTTCATCTAGCGGTGCCTTTTATTCAAGGAACAATGGTGGAACACCGATCGTCTTAAATAGCGGCATCACTT